CACATCATGGCCCCTACAACTAGGGACTCTGTTACAGACAAATTAGTTGTTGCCTTTCGTTTAATTAGGGCATAAAAGATAATTATTCAGACCCCGGATTTTACCCGCCGGTTAATGGTATTCGTGAGACTACTTAGATATTCTTTATAGGTTCTATTTTAGGGCAGCGAATGCTTTGGTTTCCATTTAGTTATTAAGTAAATTAAGAGAAGAAGACTGATTCATTTTATGAACTGGTGTCTGAGGTATTACTAGTTGCGTACTAGGACAGCGCATGTTAGATATGTATTATGGCGTTTACCAACACGTATCTTTGTTCATACTATGAACTTTAGTAGGAAACTCACTTGATATGTGAGTTCCAGTAATTAATCCTTCGAAGTACGGCACTGGCGTTTAGTTACAGATGCACATATCCCTAACATAGGGTCTTCGTCGTAGCGAAATAAATATTTGGCGAAATGAAAGCTTTAAATCATGTTAACATGGTTTAGCAAGTAAAAGTAACCGGTTTTTACAAAGTGAAGATGATTAAAAAGAATGAAGTAGACGAAAGAAAAACTCCCATCCTAGTTATTCAGGATGATGTCCACCAGCTTTTCACCTGTGTGGGTATTTTTTATTTTGGCAAAGACATTCCTGACTTTGTTGAATTTGTTGCTGACATTAAATGTTGGGACTTCAATGGAGGTGTAGATTACGACTTTGCACCGCTCTTATTTCAACCGACGGATGCCAAATTTTTCAAATTTGCATCAAAAATAATCTGGGATGAAATACATGAAGCAGCTATGTTTCATTTACCATTTCGTTTTCGAAATATATTCGATAATATGGACACTTGGTCCGAATGGAATATAATTGAACGATTATTAATGTTATCCGGGGATGTGGAAACGAATCCTGGTCCAATACAATCGCGTCCCTTACAGTATCGCTACAACGACCCAAGAACTGTAAGATTGGAAAAAGCATTGGAAAAGAAAGATCAGAAGATCAAGAAATTGATCAAGGATTTGCGACTAGCTATCAAACACAAAAAGATTTATGCACAAGTTTTTGGCATTAAGGAATCTGCAGGAGAAGTTAATGCGAATTTAACGCGCATCTGTAATTTTCTCGAAAATAGTTTACCGGTAATTCAAAGTAATGTTCAAGCAATGGTATTGGATTCCACTGAGAAAGTCGCTTCTATGAAAGATGATTTGATTAAGATAGTGCTTGTGTGTCTCATCGTGCGCTTAATGATGGTATGGAAACATTATAAAACAGCTCTTGCAATTGTTTTGATTTTTATATTGAAATTTTATGGTTTTGATGAAACTATAATAAGTTTGGTACACGAGGCAAAAGCAAAGTTTGTTTCGGCAGAGAATGCACACGAAACAATGGAAGAGGTGATTTATCACCCTTATTATCAAACATGTGGTAAATTAATATTTGCTGTGTTGGCTTTTGTTTGCATCAAGAAAATCCCGGGAAAGCAAGATTGGGATTCTTATATTTCACGATTGGATCGTATACCAAAAGCTTTGCAAGGATCACAAAAGATAGTGGATTATTGTTCAGAGTACTTCAATTTAGCTAACGATCAGCTTAAAATGATAGTGTTAGGTAAGACTAAAGAAGAGTTGTCTCGTGCAAATGGTGTTTACACTGAAATTCATGAGTGGGCAGCTGAAGTGCGCAAATATCTCGATCTGGAACAAAGAAATAAAATTGATACTGATATTACGGTTGCAAATAAAGTTGAAGAACTTTATAAACGTGGTGTTCAGTATCAACAAGATACATTATTGGATCGTGAAATGGCAAGATTAGTTTCAACTACTTTATTGCCAGCTCGAGAACTTTATCAATATGTTGCTTGCTCACCAGTCAAAGGAGGAGGACCAAGAATGCGTCCAATCTGTGTTTGGCTTATTGGAGAATCAGGAGTTGGTAAAACAGAAATGGTTTATCCTTTGTGTATTGATGTGTTGAGAACAATGGGCTTGATGAAGAAACAAGATTTTCATCATCAAGTGTATGGCAGACAAGTTGAAACTGAATACTGGGATGGCTATAAAGGTCAGAAGATAGTCATTTACGATGACGCTTTTCAACGAAAAGATGATAAAACATCACCAAATCCCGAAGTATTTGAAGTTATTCGCTTGTGCAATACGTTTCCTCAACATTTACACATGGCTGCTCTTCATGATAAAAATACATTTTCCGCAGCTGAATTGGTAGTGTACACAACTAATGATTGTAACGTTAAACTTGAGTCGATTACATTTCCAGATGCATTTTACAATAGGATTGGAGAGTTTGCATTCAAAGTGCGTCCCAAGTTGGAATACTCAATTATTGTTCCAAAGAAGAAGTCTGATACCTATTACAGGAAGTTGGATAAATCCAAGTTGAGTAAAGACAAAGCTATTGATTTGAACGTTTATGAATTTCAAAAAATTATCCGAGATGAAGGAGCAGAAAATAAGTGGATTGAAGTTGGAAGACCATTAAATTATAACAACTTTGCTGCTCTTGTTTGCGGTGAGTGGAAATCCCAAAAAGAAGATTCTCTCAAGAAGCTTGGATTTTTGGAAGAGTATGCAACCCGTGAAGAAGTGCCCTTAGTGCAACAAAATTTGCCGATTGAACAGGTGGAAGAAGTTTTTGAAAATCTTGCGCCCTGCGATGAAACACCTACTGCTTCACCATCAACGTCACGTAGAGATCGAAAACATAAAATAAGAGCTCAAGTAGCTCCAGATGATATGTTTTATGATTTGCATGATTATGATTGGTTCGTTAATGATATGACTCGAAGATTTAAAGAAGGTCAAGATCTTATTTCTATTGAGAGTGATTATGCATTGGATGAAGAATTGTATGGTGAATATATTATGTTCAAGAATCAAAGACCCCTTACAATTTGGGACAAGTTTAAGCAG